AACGGATATACCAGTAATTCGGGATCTGGTATACCTGTTAAATACTTCCAAGGAACTACTTGTGTAAAGTACTCTAATGGTTTTTCCTCCTGTAATAGATTACCATCTCCTAGTACTGATAAGCCCTGCATAATTGATCGTTGGCCGTTAAGGACAAATTGTCCTGTAGCTTTATATAAATTAACGGTGTCTAATGAATTAGAGTATCCACTAGGAATAAATGGGGGTACAAGCGGATTTACCCAATTTGAGAAGTTTGCCACCTGATTTCTATACTGTAAAGAATCCGAGCGTCGTGGTACAATTATTAAACGCTCAATTGGATTATGCGTCTGTAATTCAACAAATTGGCGGCTTGATATTTCAGGAAATTGATATGTTGTAACTTGTCTTACTAAGTACTGTAGGGGTTGATTTGAAAATTCTGCTCTTTCTTCATCGGTTAAATAAACATAAGTCATCTGAATTCTTGGATTTAATGGCCAAGTATTAAGTAAGGGGTTTGGTGTGCCAATATCTGTTAGGAAATTGTTAATTGTTACATCAGAAATACTAGCTACAGATGTGTAATATACATTTTGAGGCTGTAAAGAAATAGGCGACGGATTATATTGATATCCTGGTGCTACCTGATTTCCATTAATATCTAGAACCCTATATAGTTGATTAATTGGTCTTAATGTAATTTGGACTTCACACTCCTGATATTGAAGTGATACTAATGGTAGCGATTCAAATGTTGAATCAGCAAACCAAAATGGAAGTGGAACTTGTAGAGTTCTTCCAGAAATAGAGGGCCTATTTACATTCGGCGGAGTAGTAGTTGATCCATTTGGACCATTATTATTATAAACTAAGGGATATTCTACTCTCTGTGATCCTCCAGCGTATAATCCCGCAGCTGGATCATATATATCTGGAATATTTCCAACTAGGCGAGACCATTTCTGAAAAGCCCGCGTATCTAAATCACACTGTGCCTTTGTAATCATATATGAACCGTCAAAACCTTGAATTTTTTGGCCGGCTATATAAAACCCAATTTCCTGAATAATATGACAACCAACATATTGCGCCCACGCGAAATTATATTGCGATGTTCTTGTTCCATATGATAGAGGATAAGGTAACTGGATATATTTACAGTAAATATCAGGTAAATCAAATAAGAAATACATATCGCGTACCAAATCTGCTACGCGCTGGATCTTAAGACGAATTTGAATTGGCTGATCGTACGATAATTCCTGCGGCCCATCCATTGAAAATGTTACAGATTCCTCCGCAAAATGACTATATTTCTTATATGTTTTATAGAAGTAAGTAAATGCGGGATTACCACTTAAAAGTACATTCTGTGCTCCGTAGGCGACTAATGAGTATAGACCTCCACCTGGCATAGCTAGTTTTGTATCATTTAATATATGAAGCTTTAGATTCACATATTAAATTAATAACTATTTTAAAGTTTTATTTTAGAGTTTATTTTAAGATTATATCAATTAATATCCCTGAGACCACCAAGTATCATTTAGATAAGGAGGTATATTTCCAGTTGCTACTGCGGAGTCTAGTTTGCTCGACGGACCTTCATTCATTATTCGTTGAATTTCAGCATAGCATAGCGCATAACTAAAGTAATTTAGACGACTAAGCTGGCCTTTCATTGCACCAAATACATCAAATCCGTTTTCATCAACCGATGCCGCCCCCGTTGATCTTTTCATTGTTATTCTACGCTGGTTGAAACATTGTATATCTTGATAGTTCTGATATGGCGCAAATCCTTCAAATGGCATTTTCTTTGCCAGATTGCCATTAATGTAAATCTCAAGAGAATTTTCACTAACTACAAGTGCTACATGTACCCACTTTCCAATAGGAATATTTTCAACCTCAATAAAATTATTCCATGTTTTGTAAGAATTCATATACACACGTAACGTATTTGTATCAGAACGCATATAAACACCGGGTGCTAATAGAGGGAATTGAGAAGAGTATCCTTTATGGAAAATATGGCTGAGACCATATTCTTGTCTAAACGCAGAAGGATTTACATTTAAGTAAAATGTATAGCTAAATTCAATACCACTTCTTTCATTATCTGAGGGGCTAACATATTTACTTCCTCTAGTATTGGGGTTTTGCGGAATTGTAATAGACTTATCATCTATATTATATGTATTTGGTAACAATACAGTTCTATTAATTGACAGACGATTAAAGTACTTATAAACTACCTCAATAAACAATAATACTATGTATAATATCGCAAGAAGTGTTACAGTAAACATTAGTTGTGACATAATACCGGGCATTTCGCCAGAATTCGTTGGTGTTGCCTGATTAAATATACCCATCTAATTCCTCTTATTATATTGTATTATTTATTTGGACTAATATAATTGGACCATTACTTCGTTTGTGTAACGGCTATATTAACACCAGGTGCAAAGAATGAAGAGAACCATTCTCCTACAGATGTAATTGGTTCTGGCCCAGCCATGTATATTTTATAAACTTGTTCTGGATTTAGTGCGACATCATACATTATCGTTCTTGAAATCTGGCCGCCAAATCCACCGTATCCTAACAATTTTGCGGAATAGCCACCCGCATCGACTTTATAAAAAGTCGGTAATACACATGAACGAGCTAATTTTCCATCATAGTACACATCAACCGTTTTTCCATTAACTGCTACCGTGATACACACCCATCTCTGTAGATCAATTTCAGGTAAATCGCATATCGGCGAACCATCTAGTAAACCAGATTCAGTTTGTAGTGTATTAAATGTCGATTCACGTGTATTTTTTTCCAAAGATTCAGTTGCTTGTGATAATGCCCCTCCAAATCCGGATCCGGACGATTGTGTATTTCCCATAACATTTGTATTGCCAACACCATTCTCTTTAGTTTGTAGCCGAACACTTAATGATGGTTTATAGCTGCCCAGATAGATACGAATAATATCAAAATTATTCCCTTCAATGCTTAGAATTGATTTATTATTTCCTCTATGATAATTCCAATCATTTATATAAATCCACGTTGAAACTGTAAATTCACCGCCTTCATATATTGCCGGTAATTTATCAGATCCAATTATAATTGGAGTTACAGGATTAGCAGTCTGATTTTTTGATACAAGCATATAACTATTACCCATAGTAGAGGCAAATAGGTACTGGTATAAATAATACAAACCTACGAATCCAGCAATAGTTAGTAATAGAGAAACAATTCGCCTCATAGGAGATAAACTAGTAATAGCATCCATTATCCTGTAAAATACAAGGATAATCTATTATCCTAAAATTAGTTAAGCATATGGCGTCTTCCATTGTAATAAATTATTAGACGGTGGTTTTGTAATAGAGTCGCATGGTAAACCGGGGGGGCACCGCCCAAATAAGTTTAATCCAGGAAGACTAATACTAACTGAATCAGCTTCTAACACCATATTATTTGTATTAACATGTACTAATCTTTCACGCTCAACTTGTGAGGGTGTTAAACGTTTATCATTTACAATTACATGAATTACTGAACCATTTAATCCAGTATTTCCAATAGATAATGAACTGCTAATAACGACCGGGTAATACTGAAGTATTTGTGATGCTACAATCTCATTATTGTAGATTATATCAAATCTGCGACCATCTCTTAAAATGGCAATAAACATCCATTTCTGTTTTGGAATTGGCGGTAATTCAATGACTTCTTGATTCAAGCTGGCACCATTACTTGTTTTAACTCGGAGGCGAGCTGATATTTTATTTGTTCCACTAGGAGCGGGGGCAATCTCTAAATACCAATTATTGTCAATTTCCATTATAGATTTAAAATCATTTGTTGCTTTTGTAGTTTTATCACCATCTATTAAATAGAAAAATCCCATTACAGATGAGCCTGATGTGGCTAGTAGCTTAGTTTGTGTTATATCAGACATTAATATAACTTTTTTAGCATTTAGAGGGGTCATTTTATCCAAAACTTCATTATTATTGGATCCTGGATATATAACATATACAACTATATACACTGTAATTAATAATAAAACTATACCAAATATAATTAAAGATATTGGTGGCATCCTATATAATTATATTATTATATGATTATGTAGAATTTTAGAATTTTAGATTTACATCGGAAATACAATCTTTAATCAGAGGTCTAAACTAGTAATTTTGATAATCTATCAGAAGCAGTATCAATTGTATTCTCAACTGCCGAATTTACACAATTTGTTGACGCAGCCATTGGTCCAGCACCAAAATCCTTGGGTGAACTTAATGTAGGGGTTGCCTCACGAACTTCACTTACTGTAAGTATGCGCGTCCATATTTTAAGATTATGTACTTTAATGGCGTTTGATTCAATTCCTGTTGTTGCAGTAATATCACCTTTTACATCTTTTGGTGATGCTAAAAATTTGCGTGTTTTTAATAATTTACCATTTATATATACTTCCAATGCCTGTTCCATAACCACCATAGTTAATCTAAATGGTTGCTGTATTGGAACATTTGGAACAATTATATTCTCCATATTATTATTCTTATTCAAGACTGAAACAATTAGATCATTAGTATCGGGAAGTAATGCCGCTACAAGATTATAATTTGTAAGTAGTCCTAATAGTGTATTATCAGATGGTGTGTCCTTTTTAACCGCACCTCTACTAAAGAAAATGCGTGGACTAGTAGAGAACTGTAGGGGATTTTCAACAAATACATCTAGATTAATAGTATAACCATATATTTGATTAGCAATTGGTAAGTTTGTATTTAAGATTGGACCCGTCGTAGTTTTAGTCCAAAATAATTTGCCATCATCATAACCTGGTACTGATATTATACCGGGACCGCCAGGGGTAAATTTAAATATGGGTGTAATAAAGAAATGAACGAAAAGTAATATTACTAATATTACAATAATTATTGATAAGCCATATGCTATAATTCGTCCTATATTACTTTTAAATACAGTTATATTTGTAGGCATACTTCCCGTAGATGCCTTAACTTTTTGTGTATTAATCTGATTAAGTAGATACTGACTAATGTTTGTTTCACGACTCATCTCTTTATCCTATCTCTATTTATTTTTTAGGTTATTACTGGCTTAATTAATTATATTACTTATAACTTATTCAAAAAATATACAACTCCTCCTACACTTGTAAATATAGCGGCACCCGTCATAAAACCTTTTACAAATGATCGATAATCTACTTCTTTCATATCCTCTTTTGTCCAAACTGGAGAACGGTCTCGACGTCCAATTCGTTCATAGTAAATAATTACTTCCTCTTCAGTCCATTCAGGTTTTCCTAACATTTTATTTACTGAATTATGAATATCAATCGTCCATTTTAATATATCTTTTCTTGAATCTAAAAATGGAGTTAACGGATTATTGGCTAAATGCTCCTTATAATGCTGTTTACAAATAGCACATGGTAATAAGAATGCGAGAGATTCGTAGAACTCTTTAACACACTTCTTATCAGTATATGTTGGATTTTTAGGATATCCTAATGCTATTATATGAATTGTATGCCAGAAAAATGGCCCCCATACACTTGGTGGAAATTGCATCCTAATTATGATGTGTTTATTATCATTATTCTTAGACCCACTGCCAAAAGTATATAATTACTTTATTACTATGTTATTTCGGTCTAAAGACTGATAAATATTACATTGTAAGTAAATATAATCCAAAATGGATAGTGTTAATAACCGTACTCAACATTGTACTAATTGTGGTTTAGCGGGCCACGTTTTCCGTAATTGCTTATCGCCTGTTACAAGTTATGGAATTATCGCAGTTCGATATATGAATAATAATGTATCTAATTCCTTATTTTCAAAAGCTACAACAATTAGTAATGGAAGCGATTCTATTCAATTTCTTTTAATACAGCGCAAGGATTCGCTTTCTTTTGTGGAATTTATTCGTGGTAAATACAATCCTCAAGATGAGGAATATTTAGGACGTTTAATACGAGGAATGACTGTGAAAGAGCATGAAAATATTTTAGCACAGACATTTGATGAACTATGGCAAAATGTTTGGGGTGAATCTTCACACATCAAATCTCATAAAAATGATTATGAAATTTCAAGCAAGAAGTATATTTTAATTAAAGATAGGGTTAGAGAACTTATTGAAAGTAACCCTACACATTGGTTAGAACCAGAATGGGGATTTCCAAAGGGTCGCCGCAATCCACATGAGACTGACATAAATTGTGCTAGTCGTGAATTTCAAGAAGAAACGGGTCTTCGTCGCCAAGACTTTACTATTATTCAAAATACATATCCCATTTCTGAGACATTTTTTGGCTCAAATCAAGTACATTATTGTCATAAATACTATATTGCGCTATGTAATAAATCTACTGAAGTTGAAATGAATATTAACAATCCTCACATGGCACGTGAAATTGGTGGTATACAATGGTGTTCACTTGATGAAGCCATTTCAAAGATTCGTCCGGATAATGTAGAAAAACGAGAAATCTTACTAAAAGCTGGAAAAATTATGCGCAATTTTCATCCAGTTCATACAAATGATTTACCACGCTCAATTTACCGCATAGCGCAAAGATCATAATCTATATTTAGTGACCTCTAGCATATCTAAGGCATAAAGCGTTTATACAATAAAATGAAATATTATTCTATAAATAGCTATGTCATCTGGTTCTATTAATTTACCAAATGTGAATATATTTAATCAAGAGGATAATACTAAATCACCTGAGATTGTATCTAATTTACCAGTGGAACCTTCTAAACCAGCATCTATAGTCCCACCTAATTCCTCTGTAAAATCAACTCTGAACTCAGAAACGGTAACCCCTCCTAATTCTTCTGTAAACTCAAATCAGAATCAGAACTCAGAGGTAGAAGAAGAAGCAAAGGAAGAAGAGGTAGAAGAAGCAAAGGAAGAAGCAAAGGAAGAAGCAAAGGAAGAAGAGGTAGAAGAAGCAAAGGAAGAAGAAGAAGTAGAATCAGTAACATCAAATATAGTAACTACTTTTGAAGGAGTAACTGATCCTGAACTTATTGATCTATGGGACACAACTGCTAATTTTGAAGAACGCGATAAAATCTTAATAGAACTTCAAAGAAGAAAATTATTCCCGTCAAGTGCATTAAGTAAGTGGGAGTATGAAACAGGTGCTTATCCTGATATAAGAGACCCAGAATTCCTACAAAAATTACTTGCTAAAAGAGAATTCGCAGAGAGTCTACAAACTACATGGAAACCTCGTACAGATCCCTGCGAAGATGACTCCACTTTTGAAGTTACTCCCGTTCAACGCTTCGTTAGTAACTTTATGTCACCTAAAACACCATATATGTCAGCCCTCTTATTTCACGGGGTTGGTGTCGGTAAAACATGCGCTGGAGTCCAAATTATTGAAGCATGGCTTGAAGTGTATCCTCGCAATGAAGTATTTCTTGTAGCTCCACCAACTATTCAACAAGGCTTCTTTAGAACTATTTTTGATAAAACGAAAGTAATTATCGGTGAAGGTAATGAACCAAATAGCGCCTCTCAATGTACTGGTACAACATATATGAAATTAACAAATACACTTTATGAAAGAGATATTAATAAAATAGAAAAAGCCGTTAATAAGGCTATTCGCAGACGCTATAAGGTATTTGGTTACATTTCATTTGCTAATTTTATTCGTGATACACTTAAAGGTATTCCTGTTGAAGCATCTGATGAATTAAAAGCCCAATTGAAAAAAGATAAGATTCGCAAAAAGTTTAGTGGGAAATTACTTCTTATTGATGAGGCTCATAATCTTCGTGATATTGTTGAAGAGGATGAAGTTGTAAGCGGTAAATCTGACGAAAGTGATTCAGCAGGTGGAAAAATTCTAACACCCTATTTACGTGACGTTCTTATGTATTCAGAGGGTATGAAATATTGTATGCTTACTGCCACACCTATGTATAATAGCTATAAGGAAATTATTTTTATGCTTAATATGTTACTTATGAATGATAAACAGGCCACAATTACTGAAGCTGATATTTTTAATAGAGAAGGAACTATTACTGAGAGAGGTAACAAAATGCTTTCATATATTTCTCAGAGATATGTGAGTTTCATGCGCGGTGAAAATCCCATATCATTCCCTGTTCGGCTTTTCCCTACAGCTGTTCCAGTTCTTTCTACCTATCCCGCTTTAAATCCCCGCGGTGTTGTTATTCCAGATGCTGAAAAAGTCTTTTATAAACACTTACCTATTGTACCAATTATGCTTGAAGGAGATACACTTAATGCATCTTTGGCGTTTATGAATGCGCTACCTGCTGGAGGTAGTGGTCTAAGTACAGTCGCACTAGATAAACTTATTCACGCTGGAAATTTTATTGTACCAGCCACCGATGAAACAGCAGGTGATACAGTGGACGCTTTTAGAGCAAGAACCGATATTAATGGACTTGGTACTATATTCTCTAAGGAAAGTTCTGCTGGTGAAGTTCGTTATAGAGCCAAACAAGAGGGCGGGGCCAAGTGGCTTGGTCTAGGAGAACTTCATAAATATAGCCCAAAGTTTGAGTTTTTAATTAATAGAGTAAAAAATGCTGAAGGGTGTATTTTTGTCTATACACGCTTTGTAAGTGGTGGTGCCCTACCTTTAGCACTTGCTCTTGAAGCTAATGGTTACTCTCCATATGGCAGAAAATCGGGTCTTCTTGCTAATGGCCCTCAAACACTTGGTGGTAAACAATGCGCACTTTGTCCAAAAAGGGAAAAGGAACATGGTAATGCAGCGCATGATTTTACTCCCGCATATTATGGACTTTTAACTGGTGATGTTAGTTTATCTCCTCGCAATGAACAAACTATTCGCGCACAAAGAGATTTTAATAATGCGGAAGGAACTAATATTAAAATAATGATAGGCTCTCAAATTGCCTCAGAAGGTGTTGATTTGCGATTTGTTCGTGAAACATATATTATTGACTCTTGGTTTCACTTGAATAAAACGGAGCAAATTCTAGGTCGCGCCATTCGTTACTTATCTCATTGTGCGCTTCCAAAAGAAAAACGAAATAATACCGTTTATTTATTAGCAGCACAGTTACCAGAAGAAGAGGGGGAAGGACGTGAAACGTCAAACCTAGAAGGTTTGCCTTTAAAGTCCATTAGTGGACGTGAAACCGCCGATTTATACAGCTACAGAATTGGATTCAAAAAAGCCGTTTTAGTTGGAAAAGTTACCAGAACAATGAAAGTTGCGGCAATTGATTGTAATCTTAATAATCAGGCTATTATTATTAAGGGACAGCAACCTGTTACTGAAATTGACGCACAAGGCACTGTTCGCAAAGATGTTGACATTAATGATATGCCTTTTACCGCAGTATGTGACTGGATTGAAACATGTAATTATGAATGTAAACCTAAAATAGATGTCGCATCTCTATCAATTGATGACTCAACATATGATGAATTTGCCGCAAGATGGCGCGTAAATAGATTAAAAGAACGTATTAATACTTTATTTAAAGAACAACCTTACTATCAATCTGAGGATTTATGGAATATGTTTGCGGATATACCACGTATTGCAGTAGTTGACTTATTAACAGAAATAATAGATAATAAGAATTTTCAAGTTTCACATAATAATCTAACTGGATACATAAGATATTGTAACGGATACTACATCTTTCAACCAAATGTGTATTTAGATTTAACAATTCCACTGGCAATTCGAGTGGCCAAGTTTCCAATTAAAAGGGATCTATTTGCACCACTAGAATATGAAGAACCTGAAGTAGTGGAGGAAGAGCAAGAGATAGTAAATACTACTAAATCGATTGAAGATATTTGGTCTGCCATTATGGATTGGTGTCAAAGATTGTCAATGAACGCTAAATATATTAAGCCACCTAGCGAAATTGAACAAAGAATACTAGATGTTTCACACGATGATATGGAATTAATAGAGAAATATCGACAAATTTTGGAGATGATTGAATGGTTTCATACATCTTTCCAAAAATCATCGTCTAAAAATCCAGAAGCATTTAGAAAAGCATTATTGTTCTTTTTTTGGGATGAATGGCTAACATTCCAGGAGCAAACCTTTCTAGTTTATTCTACTGGGCTAAACGTTCTAGAATGTATACGAGAAAATCAGTATTTATTGGGTAAGATTTTAGTTAATAGATTTATTGATCCTAAAAGGAATGAAATACAGTTTATATGTGAAGGCGGCCAAACCTGTCTAAAATCAGTTGTTGATGAAATTAAACGCGATTCATCCGAACCATTACGTACATTCACTGTAAATAATAAAACAACTGGTGGACCATATGGGTTTGTAGTTCCTAAAAATGGTGACGTTGTCTTTAAAACAGCAGATCCACCCTATGAAGGTAGTAAAGTTAATAGAGGAAAGGAATGTGGTAATGTTAGTACAATGACAGGGCATATCTCAAATCTTGTAGAAATAGGTGATATACTTAAAGCTGCAGGAAAATCCGATTTTGATTTAAATCGTGGAATTATACTTGGAACAAGAAAGATTAAGAATTCGACGCGGGCCTGTACATTAATAAATTTGTTAATACGATATTTAGATGCAGATATGATAAATGGTAAGAGATGGTTCTTCCGACCAGTTCAGACATATTATACCGGTCATAAAGGAACATTTAGAGCTGTAGATAAATAATTTTTATAATTAAAAAATAAAAAAGGCTGAGAGATAAAATTTGAGACATGTAAAAGGATATTAATAAAGATAAGAATGGAGTCTACCGCTTTCTTTGAAAAGAAAATCAATCTTAGTCCAGGCGAATTCAATGAAGTGAAACATGAATCTATTGACTCCCTTCTAGAGAAAAAGGCTAAACAACTTATTGAAAATAAGTGTTCGGAACAAGGTTTTGTTGTACCCGGTACTATAAAACTTATATCACGATCTATGGGATATTTTGAAGCAGCCAGATTTACAGGCGATGCAAATTATTATCTTAAACTTGAAGGAAAAGTAATTTATCCAGCTGATGGTGTAAGAGTTGTTTGCGAGGTTATTCGTAAAAACAAAATGGGCCTATACGCAGACTATAATAATGCAATTCGTATTCAAGTACCTCGTGATCTTCATATTGGTAGTGAAGAATATGAAGAAGTTGATGTTGGGGATACCATTGAAGTTGAACTTAAACGCTCTAAATTTCAAATTAATGATCCCTATATCTTAGCAAGTGCTATCTTTATTACTAAGAAATCTAGTAACAAGGCATCTGCTTCAGAAGCATTAGAAGAGAGTAAAGAGGGAGAGGAAGTATCTGAAGTTGAAGCAGTGACAGAGGTAGAGGAAGCAGAAGCAGAAGCAGAAGCAGAGGCAGAGGAAGAGGAAGCAGAGGAAGCAGAAGAGGAAGAAGCATAGAATGAAAAGACAAAATAACTGCGCTTGTTAATATTTTCTGAACATCTATACGGAATTAGGAATGCCATATAGCTATGAAGAACGTAAAAATGTATTCGAACATATAAAAGTTTTAGTAAATTCAGAACAAGAGGAGATATTTAGAATTATTCGAAAAACAAAAGAAAATTATACGGAAAACTCAAACGGTATTTTTTTTGATTTATCCACAATTTCTGAACCTGCCTTTGTTCAAATTAACGAATATCTTAATTTCTGTCTAAAAACACGTCAAGAAGATATACTACGCCTAAATGAATTAGAAACTATTCGTATCCAAAACGCAAACTATACAGATGACAATCTTAACTAACAAAATTTGATTGACTTAAAGCTATTATTATTACTATTATTAGTACTATTATTAATACTAATAATATATAATACAATGAGGGCACCTGTTAAACAATATCAAAATGTGAGTATTAAAGAACTACTATCTTATTCCAGTAATAATCCCAATAGAAACCGCACTCTAGATTCTATTGAGATTGTATCAGATAAATCCTCTCAAGAAACATCTCTTGATAAGTTTGGGTTAAAAGGTTATAGCGCATTCAATCTAAATCCATCTGGTATTATGAGTCTATTCGCTTGTATTCAAGATCCTGGTAGTTATTCACTATCTAATAAGGGTGCACGTCTACAACTTATTATTGATCTTACTACTAAACTCCAAGAACAGACCGATACTCTTAAAAATACAGCACTTGGAAGAAAACGTCGAAAGATTCACGATCTTATTGGCGCGTCATATAATGGCTCCGCTTTTGAAGAGAAAGATTATCTAGAACTCTTCTCTGGTATTTCCTTAATGCGCGATATTCACTTTGTACTTATGAAGTCAATAGTTCAAGATAATATTGAAAATGGAGAAAAACAATATGATAGTTCTCTAAAGGGAGAAGTAGTATTCTCATCCGATCCTTCTACTTGGAAACAAGAGAATCCGATCTGGGTAGCAGATTATAGGGGCCATTGGGTAGCTGTTCCCTCCGAACAAGCAGCACAAGATATTCATCAAATTCTTGTTAATTGGCTCTCAACTATTGAACAAACAGGTTGGGTTATTCAATGGCCTGAGGCAGATGGTACAAAAACGGAAATTGTCGAACAACTATCAGTATTACCAACATGGCAAATAACTGATAAGAAATTGGTAAAAGAAGTATTAGCCGTTCGTCTTGGGCGAGCCAACTGTATTAAACTATTTACTAAATGGTTACAAGAGTAACAGATTTACAGAACATAAAATTTAGTCGTTAATTATATTATTTTTCATAAAATTGATAGGTAATATAATATCTTATAATATAGACTAAAAGCTTAAGGTACTTTTATAAATATATTGTAGATTAAGAATGGATCTGACTTCAGACCAATTTAAACTTGCTACTAAATTTGTCCAAGATTGGTTTAAAGATAAGAAGCTTGAATTAGAAACTACCTTCGGCGCGGGAGGTGTTATTGATTCAACTACTTTCCTTCAAATCGCACAACGTCTTCGTAATAAAGGCTTTGAAGTGATTCCTCAAGATGATAGGCTGAGTATTATTACTCCAAATCATATACGTCTATCACTTCTAGGCCTTGGCGTTCTACAACAATATTGTAAAGATGATACTCTTGAGGGAAAACCCTTTAGCGCGATGTTCAAAGATCGTGCGTTTCCCGATAGTAATCTCGATCTTAAAGAATACGATATTCGTTTCAAGATTCGCCGTGAAGAAGAACTCAGCAATGATGACCCGCGAGTTGCCGCCCTCCTTACAAATTGGGATAAACAAAAGAAGGCCTTCCGACTCATTCGTCGATGGACCTTCCGAGGCAAAGGCATCCGCATTGATATGTCTATGGTTAGACAAACCCCCAATATTCCAGGCAGGGGTGAATTTCAATGGTCTACTGCGTTTCAACAGAATAATGTATTCAAAGAAGTACCTCGCTACGAAGTCGAAGTGGAATTACTTCATGATACTGAATATACCGATAGCGCAGATAAAGCACTAAAGGCACTTATTGGTGGTGTTGGTGAAGTACAACGAGCCATTCAAAAGAATACACTGCTTATCCGCAATTCTGTTATTAATGCAGTTCGCAACGAATATCAAATTATGACCGGTTCAGAGAAATTCCGCGGTGTTAATCCTGTTACACTTAAAACACGTAATATAACTGAGGAAATAGACCCTGATATTGTTAATATTCGCAGTGGATACAATGTTACCGATAAAGCTGATGGTTTGAGGGCCATGGGTTTCGTTGATAAAAGTGGCGAATTCTTCCTTATTGATATGAGTCTTAATGTATATCGCACGGGTCTACGAAATAAGAAATGTGCTGAAAGCCTCGTCGATGGCGAATGGGTTACTATCTCAAAAGATGGAAATTCTATTAACCACTATCTTATCTTTGATATCTATTACGCTAAGGATAAGAAAAATGTGTCAACTCTACCTTTTGTAGCCTACAAGGATGATATTATTAATACAGAGGCTGAGACACGTCATAATGCGGTAAGAAAATGGTATGAAGATTGGCGTGACAATACTGAAACTATTGCGAAAGGGTTGACTGAGGCTACCCGTCTTATTGTAAGTCTTAAACGTTTCCAATTTGCCACCGCTAATAATACTACAATCTTTAGAGCATGTGCGGCCATTCTTGATACTGCCAGAATATATAATACAGATGGTCTAATTATTACTACTAATTCTGATCCAATTCCTGACCGTCCAGGTGTACGCTGGGTTAAACAATTTAAATGGAAACCTTCCAAAGATAATACTGTTGATTTCCTTATCAACTTTGAACGCGATCCTAATATTCCCACAATTGACAAGATTACAACTACTATACATCCAAGTAGCGATAATACAATTCAATACAAAACAATGCGTTTATATGTTGGCAGTGATAAAGATCAGGCCTTTGATAATCCACGTCTAACTATTCTTCTTCAGCAACCTATCCCCACTGAAAAGACCACAAATAGATATAAACCTGCCCTATTTAATCCTATGGATTTTCCTGATACAATGGCAAATACCTGTAATGTATCTATTGAAACTGATCCAGAGACGGGCGAAGAGTATGTTAGTACTGAAGACTCAAAGGAACCCATTCAGGATCGCAGTATTGTTGAAATGCGATATGATCCTAGCCGTGATTCTGGATGGCGATGGATTCCTACACGTATTCGCCATGATAAAACGGAGCGCCTTATCAAAGCCTCCCTTAAAAAGGGCCCAATTAAATATTCGGGTATGATGAATGATGAAGGTGTGGCAAATGATGTATGGGACTCTATTCATAATCCAATTACTGAATCTATGATTCGTAGTGGCAACGATCAACCAAGCGAGGAAGAATCCAAAGTACTTCTTAAAATACATGACACTGATGTCGGCAAAAAATACTATGAACGCAAGGCTCCTAAAGAGGATCTCGGCCTCGTTCAAGGTATGCTTGACTTTCACAATAAATATATTAAAAATGAGCTCCTTCTAAAACGCGCACTACGTGGTGGTAATAAACATATTCTTGATTTAGCATGTGGTAAGGGTGGCGATCTTTACAAATGGCTGTTTAATCGGGCGCGCTATGTAGTAGGTATTGATACAGCTGGTGAAAATATTACCAATCCTAATGATGGAGCCTATAAACGCTATATTGAGTCTATTGTTGAGTTTGGATATGACCGTGTCCCAAAGATGGTATTTGTAATTGGTAATAGCTCAAAAGATATTGTGAATGGCGAGGCTGGGGCAACACCTGAAGAACGCGACATTCTTAGATCTATATTTGGTAAATATGAGCCAGAAGGCTCTATTCCAAAATATGTACAAAGTGTTATGGCTGGTTCATACCGTGCTGGGGCAGATGTCGCTGCATGTATGTTTGCCCTTCACTATTTCTTTGAAAATCAGGCAACTCTTGATGGGTTCATTAAAAATCTCTCAGAAACCGTTAAAATTGGCGGCCTATTTATTGGATGCTGTTTTGATGGTGATAAAGTATTCAATTTACTACGTGGTATTGAAAAAGGGCGCGCCAAATCTGGAACAATTGGTGATACGCCTGTATGGACCATTACTAAAGACTATGACCGTGAAGAATTATTACCCGATGATGAATCAATTGGTCTAGCCATTGATGTGGAATTTATTAGTATTGGTACTACTCATAAGGAGTATCTTGTACCGTTTGAGCTACTTAAGAAGAAACTCAGGGCTATTGGGTTTGAATTATTGGAGAAAAAGGATCTTGAGGAATTTGGACTTAATGCTAGTACAAATACGTTTAATGTGAGTTACGAGATGACACAGGTGGATAATTCTAGAGGGGGTAAGAAGGGTAAAAAGACTTATAGTATGCCAGATGCTGTAAAAGAGTTCTCTTTCCTTAATCGCTGGTTTATATTTAAGAGAATGGGTGAAATTGGTGTAAGTGAAATACCTAAGATTGATTTGGCAACTGAGGCTGTTGAAGAGGTTATTACAGAAGAGCCTAAGGGTGCTGAGGAATCAAAGGAATCAAAGGAATTAGAAGAAAAGGAAGAAGCTAAGGAAGAAGCAGAAGAGGAAGTTGCATTAGAAACTGGTGCTAAACTACCACCTCGTGACAAGAAGTTTAGTGAAGTTGAAGTATTCCGTTTTGGCATTGATGCTCGCCAGGCAGATATTCTCGGTATTAAGGATGCGGCTGGTAAGAAGGATGTAAATGTTGGTCGTTGGCTTGGATTAGCTGCACCATTCCCTCAATTAGATCCTGATGATCCTTCAATTAAATATCCCTCTATCGACCATTATCTGGCCGCGATGAAACTTAAACTGGCATCTAATAAACCAGAACTTGCTAAAACACTAATGAGTACAGTAGGTAAGATTCATCAGGACTTTGCACTTAAACGCCGTGTTGAATCAGTTAAACCAGAGTCTGCGCGTGATTTTGAATTACTAGCGGAAGAGGCTGCTGATGTACGCAAGAAAATGACAAAGACGGAACTCAATAAATTTAGGGTTGTATTTGATGAAGATAAATGGATTCCTATAAAGGACAGAGTCCTTATGGACGCCCTTAAATATCGTTGGGAACATGATAAACGCTTTAGAGAAACTGTTGAGGCCGCTCGTAATGCTGGCAAATACTTACTTTACAGTACTAAGATTGCGGCAGTGGCAACTGAACTTGGTGGTACTCGCGATATTAGTTCTAGTAAAATATCAGGAGAAAATAAAGTTGGTCGCTTTATTATGGAACTAGCAGGATTTAAGTTTTAGATATTTAATCTCTTAAAAATAGTATATTTTTATTAAAACATATAAAATAAATATTTTTATATATTTTAATAAAATTGATTTGTGTATCTATTATAAGTTAACATACATAAAATGCCTTTCCAACCCTGGCAACAACTATCTCGACTAAACGCCCATCCGCGCGATCAACATATCGCATTTGATGAGCCTACTCATAAGTACTATGTAAATGGTACATGTGAAGGTAATATCTCCTGTACTGGATTTATTCACGAATTCTTCGGCCACTTTGATGGCAAAGCAATTCTTAATAAAATGCGTAAAGACCCCGTTAAATGGGCGCAAAGTAAATATTATGGTAAAACAAATGAGGAGATTATGAAAGAGTGGTCTGATAATGGTAAGACTGCGTCTGAGGCTGGAACAGCTATGCACTTGGCAATCGAACAATTTCTACATAGTGCACCAGAACAGATTAAACCTGAAATACAAGAAACGCCTGAATGGCGGTACTTTATGAAGTTCTGGAAAGACTGTGGTCCTGACTTGGAACCCTATCGTAGTGAATGGGAAGTATTCACTGATAGCTTAGTACCTATTGAAGGTGAGCGCAAAATTAAACTATGTGGTTCCATTGATATGGTTTTCCGTCGCAGATCTGATGGTAAATTCGTAATTTATGACTGGAAACGCTCCAAAGAAATTAAAACCGAAAATAAATTCGGTTCTGGGTTATCTCCCTTGGAGCACTTACCTGATACAAATTACTGGCACTATACACTTCAACTTAATGTATATAAATGGATACTTGAAAAATACTATGGACTCGAGGTCGCAGATTTATATCTTGTCATTCTACATCCTGATAATAGTTCTTATCGCAGAATGCGCCTGAATATTCTGGAAGAGGAAGTTGAAGATATGATTGAATGTCGGCGCCGTGCTGTAGCAGCCGGTTGTAAAACCGCGGTTATTCTACCAACACCAGTGGAGGCTGAACTAACAGCTGAAGAAAAAGGAAAACCCTTAGCAGAGTTTTCATTTAAGCTAACAAACAAATAAATGTTTGTTTAGCTGCCGGCTAAACAATATTATAACTGGTAGTTATAATATTGTTTGGTCTAAATTCTAGAATATTATATTATTAAATTACTATATATTTTTATTGAGGGGCGACACGCGGTTTACGACGTGAACGATTTCTGGATTTATTTTCTGATGGGACAATTGCTATAGGTGTTAACTCAACTAGTGGAGCCTGGACGGCTGTTGCCACGAGGGGGCGGCGTCTAGGCTTTGCCATAATAGGATTTTGTCCTATAATAAGTGGCACCTTTTGCTCTTCCTCCAATGGCTGTGCTACAGGTCTTTTTCTTAAACGTACAATAGGAGCTTCTTTAAACACTTCTTGTAGAGTTTCAGGCAATGATGCGATCTTTACTGTCGGTTCGCCTTCTTCTTGGATTAGTATACCAACTTGATCGGGTAGGAATATAATAATTGTCACTGAATCAAAAGGTCCGCCAACAGCCGGTTTTATAAATTGTATTGCATCTTCGTCTGAATTGACACCACTTAAATCAATCATACCAATCGGCTTAGATGTAGCTTGGACGTATCTAATAAGATTCTCCTTCTTAAGACGCTGCTCTGCATTATTTAATCCCAATTGTTGTAGTGTGATTCCTAGAATTCCACTTAAAGGTACCAATGGTTGTGATTTATCTGGAACATCTGGTATACTTAGGCGAAGTGTGGTATCTTCTCCCAGTATTACTTGTAATTCTGAAGGCATATCTCCCTTTGGGGGCTCTTCGTCAATCTGTATATTTGGCTCACGTCCCATTTCTTCATAATACTTAGGCTCTTCTGGAATTTGTCTGGCCCAATCTAATCTTAATAGATTTGTCCAGGTAGGTGATGATTCTGGAATAATATATTGATCGCCCTGTCTAATTGGCTGAACGATGGCAGATACTTTAGAGATTTCTCCTCGCTTCATTAGTTGTCTTCTACGATTTGGAAAACGAACTAGTTCATCGATTACACGCTTTACAAATAGTTCGGCGGTTGATACATCTCTCTCTCCCTGTTTCTCTCCTAATTGTGTTGTCGCATCTACATGTAAGAGACATTTTCCCAATCCATCATCTTTCCAATAACATGTTCCAGTACATGCTTCAGGGCTATCAATTACTCTGCAGTCTTTTCTCAAAAAAGACGCAGGTGCCTCCCATTTCTCCTCATCTGGATAAAACCATGATAGAAGAGTCGAAGATAAGAAAATATATAGACGCTTTCTCTTTTCATATTCTGGAAAATCTGGGCTAAAGATTATTTCCTCAATTCCTTTTCTAATCTCAGACCCTGCCTTCTGACTCGTTATCCAGTTTGATACCATTAATCTAAATTGCTGATATAGTTCTTCAAACTGTACGTATGTTGATTTTCTAACTAGCTCTGAATCAAATCCACACCCCTTCTCGGTAGTAGTACTTTCAACTGTTTTTTCCCAACTATTACTATTGATTTTTGGTTTAATACCCGCAATTTGTTTATCAATAGCCCATTCAAACTGCTCAATAGTTACAGTGTCTAACCCAAGAGCTGAAAGGGAGCCTTCGCCAACTGATGAAGGGGGTGGAGAAGCAGGTATATAAATTCCATTCTGTAATTGAACTGCCACAATTTTTCCATCCGCTTTCATACGCACAATATACTTTACAATATACCCTGGATATAATGAGAATAATGGTTCAAGATTCTTTCTATAATAGTTTACTACATCCTCTACCGATGCGGCCTTAAAATCCTCCCAATCCAAATAAATACTCTTAATTGAAAATGCCGATGAAATTGAAATTACACCATCATCTACTACAGGTAATGCAACTAGTGTAGATGCACCAGGTCTTGAACGGAAAGTTATGCAACAA